TTAACATCAAACAAGCAGATTCAGGCTCATGGTTATCTTATGATGATCTAAACAATGAAGAAAGATATAATCTAGATGATTTAAGAGATAGTTATGCTATTGGTGGTGTAGACTTATCATCAACAACAGATTTAACAGCAGCAGTCTTAATCATCCAGAAAAAAGATAGCAACAAGAAGTATGTGATTCCACATTTTTTTATGCCTAGTGAAGTTCTAGATAAAAGAATATCTGAGGACAATGTTCCTTATGACATTTGGATAAAAAAAGGCTTTGTAACATTAACAGAAGGGAATCAAAATGATTTCAGTCTTGTCACAAAGTGGTTTATGAAGATGATTCAAACTTATGGCATTAGACCACTATGGGTTGGTTATGATCCATGGAACTCACAATATTGGATAAAAGAAATGGAAGACCTAGGATTCAATATGGAAAAGGTTAGACAAGGTATTTACTCATTATCAGAACCCATGAAACAGATGGAAGCTGACCTAAAAAACAATTTATTAGTTTATGATAATAATCCAATCCTAAAATGGTGCTTATCTAATACTCAAGCAAAGGTAGATTTAAATGGAAACATACAACCTTCTAAACTTAATTCAAAGTATAAAAGAATTGATGGAACAGTCGCTTTGATCATTGCATATGCTGTTTTAAATAGATATAAAATAGATTTTGAAAATATGTTATAAAAAAAGTCCCAAAAAGGGACTTTAGTTGTTAATGGTGATGGTGGAAGGAGTTGAACCTTCTAGACTGTTGTGCCCGTTAAAGGACTTTCAGAACCCTATTTACAATTCAATTAAACCTTTCGGCACCATCACAAAAGTCTTCCACCATACCTTCAGTTCCACTATAATATTCACTCCTCTGAAATTCAGACAAATTTTTACTACAATGGTAACCGTTAGCAGTTTAATCGAGATTGGAACAGGTAATATACTCATCACAATAACAGCCAACTATATTATATACCTATAGGAAGAACATTTCAATAACCGAGGTGAAATCATGCCAATATTTAAACGAAAAAATAAAACCGGTTCAATCGATGCCTTGCAAATCATCAACAACACTAACACATTCTATACACCTTTCGGAACGAACATTTCTAAAAGTGATGTGGTTAAGATTTGTATTGATAGAGTGGCCAGTCAATGTGCAAAACTAAAACCAAGATATATCAAAATAGAAAACGATAAGACAGTATCCGAGAAAAGCGGAAAGCTGTCTTTTCTTTTGAAACACAAGCCAAATGAAATCATGACTCCCTATGACTTCATCTATAAGGTTGTTACAACATTACTACTTAACGATAATGCTTTTATTTATCCAAGGTTTGATAAATACACAGGGCACCTTATAGGTCTATATCCACTTAAACCCATTACGGTTGAAATGGTCATCGATCAGAGTGATCATTATTATATAAAATTCTTATTTGAAAATGGTGATTCGTATACACTACCCTATGAAAATATCATTCATTTAAGAAAGCATTATGGACAAAATGATATCTTTGGTGGTAATGGATCAAGTGGTGATCATGAAGCAATCCTTAAAACTATCTCAATCAATGATAGTTTACTTCAAGGAATCGATAACGCAATAAAATCATCGATGCAGATTAAAGGGATTGTAAAGATGAATGGGATGTTATCAGAAGCAGATAAGAAAAAGCAAAGAGAACTCTTTGATAGTGCACTTTCTGATTCAGTTAACAATAAAGGTAGTTCTATTATTCCAATTGATTTAAAGAGTGAATATATCCCTTTAGATGTTGACCCTAAACTCATTGATAAAGATACGCTAGAATTCTTACAATCAAAGATCTTAGATTACTTTGGTGTATCAGTGCCCATATTTACAAGTAAGTATACAGAAGATGAATATAACTCGTTTTACGAGTCAACCATAGAGCCTTTAGCTATTCAACTTAGCGAGGCTTTTTCTATAGGGTTACTTACCAATAATCAATTAGAACGTGGTGAAGAGATTGTATTCTTTAGTGAAAGATTACAATATGCTTCATGGAATACGAAAGTCACTGCGATTGAGAAGCTCATGAGCTTAGGGATTATGTCTTTAAATGAATCAAGAGCACTACTCGGGTTAGAACCCATCGAAGGTGGACACAAACGCCTTCAATCATTAAACTTTGTGGATGCTGATAAAGCAAACTTATATCAAGTAGGAAAGAAAGAGGAAGAAGATCATGAAAGTAACGATTAATGGAAAAATATCTAATGATGCTTTAAAAAGTATTTTAGAAACACAAAAAGAAAAAACAAAAACGATCACTGATTTTTGTAAGAAAGAAAAACTAGAAACATTTTCATATAAAGACTCTGAACTTGAGTTTAATTATGAACAAGAAGTGAAACCTAAACAAGCCAAAAAAGTAGAGGTAAGAACCAATGATAAAAGAAACTAGACTTGCAGAAGTCAGTCTTCATGAAGACGAAGGCAAGATGATTTTAGAAGGCTATGCTTTAGTCTTTAATCAAGAAACCTTAATCGGTGATGAGACTTATGGATTCATTGAAGAAATATCACCTAGTGCTTTAGGGGAAACTAAAATGAAGGATGTTCCTATGAAATACAATCATATGGACTCCTTTTTAATTATTGCTAGAACTAAGAATAAATCACTAGAATTAACTGTTGATCATATCGGCTTAAAAGTAAGGGCAGAACTCTTAGATACAAGTCATAACCAGGACATTTATAAGATGGTTAGAAGTGGACTTTTAGATAAAATGAGTTTTGCTTTCACCGTTGATGAACAAGTGTGGAACCGTGAAGGTGACATTCCTAAAAGAACCATTACTAAGATAGAAAGATTGTATGATGTGTCGGTTGTGGATACACCTGCATATGATGCAACCTCTATATACGCTCGTTCTTTAGAGTCCATGGAATTGGAACTAAAGACTATGGAGTTAGAAGAGCAAAAAGAAAAATCAAGCATTATCAAAAAACGTATCAAAATTAAATCAAAAATCTAAGGAGAGAAAAATCATGAATTTAGAATTAAGAAGAAAAGAAATCGAGTCACGATTAAGAGAAATTAGAAGTCTAGTAGATACAGAAGCTGACCTAGAAAAACTAGAAGCGCTTGACACAGAAACAACAACCCTTCAAGAAGAAAGAGCATCGATTGATAAAAAGATGGCGATTGCTTCTAAAACAGAGTTTAAACCTATTCAAGTCGATAACCGTCAAATGGTCGATAAAGAAAAACTAGAAACCAGAGGACAAAGCTTAAAAGAAAGCAGAGTCATTCAAGTATCTAGTTCTGAGATCTTACTGCCTGATCACACGTCAACGAATCTTGCACCAGTTCCATTTGCTCAAGTGTCAAGTTTGGTTGATCGTGTGAATGTTATTAACTTAAATGGTGGTGAGACTTATAAAAAATCATTTGTGAAATCAAATGGTATCGCTGGAACAACTGCAGAAGGACAAGCTTACTCTGAAACTGAACCTGCATTTGGATATTTAACGATTTCTAAAGTAAAAATCACTGCTTATACAGAGATTACTGAAGAATTAGAAAAACTACCTTCCATTCCATATCAAGCAGAAGTTTTACGTAATATTAATATTTCACTTAAAAAGAAAATCAGTGAACAAATCCTACGTGGTGCTGGAACGACTAATACATTCACTGGTATTTTTAGTGAAGCTGCAGTGGCACTTGCAGATAAAGCTGCACTTGAAGTTGAAGCTATTACGGATTCAACCCTTGATGACATTGTCTTTGCTTATGGCGGTGATGAAGAAGTCGAAGGTGGCGCAGTTCTTATTTTAAATAAGAATGACTTACGCGCATTTGCTGGACTTAAGACACAAGAAGGTCGTAAAGTTCACTCAATTGATTATGTGAATAAAACGATTGATGGTATTCCTTATATCATTAACTCTTATTGTAAAGCTATTTCAGATAGTAATACAGTTGCTGGTGAATATGGTATCGCTTATGGTGCACTTAAGAATTATGAAGTGCCAGTATTCTCTCCAGTAGAAATTGGTAAATCAACAGATTATAAATTTAAAGACGGTATTATCAGTTATAAAGCTTCAGTCTTTACTGGTGGTAACGTTGTCGGTTATAACGGCTTCTTACGCATTAAGAAGAAAGCTGCACCTGCAGCCTAATTATTGTTAAGAAAGGATTGATCCTATGATGATTTTAGATATTGTAAAAAAGGCTTTACTCATCCCCCAAGTAGAGACTTATGCTGATGATGAGTTAAACACGCACATCAACAGCTGTAAACATTACTTGATGAGTTGTGGGGTTGATCCTTCTTATATAAATGATGAATCAAATCCAATGGTTAGTACAGTCATTATTATTTATGTGAAGACATTTTATGGCTTTAAAAACGATGGAAGCGCAAAAGAACTACCCAAGTCATTTGATATG